TTTTCTCCGCAAGGTGGCGCATGGGCGGGTATCGGAACAGATGACATTACTTACATAGCCTACTGTTTTCATTCAGTAGAAGGCTACAGCAAAATCGGAACCTATGATGGAAATAACAATGCAGACGGCGCTTTTATATACACTGGATTTCGACCATCATTTGTAATGTTTAAATGCACCAATGACACTTTTGATTGGACAATGTTTGATATGGAAAGAAATCCGTATAACGCGGCTACTAAAGGTTTTTGGGCTAACACAAATGGAACAGATACCGCTCAAGGATATGTTGTTGATTTTGTGTCAAATGGAATTAAGCATAGAGAAACAAATGCGTATTTCAATGCAAATCTAAATTATATGTACATAGCCTTTGCCGAATCACCATTCAAATACTCTAACGCGAGGTAAATATGTGGTATAGCGAAACACAATCTTCAGTAATAAAAACGCCTCGCGCCTTAACGGTAAACGGCGTACAGCACCCCGCAAACATTTTTCGTGTTTGGTCAGAGGAAGAATTAGAAGCAATTGGAATTTACGTTCTTGAGATTGTTACTCCAGACTTTAGGTATTACGATACTGGCGCAGGAAACCTTGAAAAGAAAAGCCGCAGAAATCCTGATGGAACTTTTGCAGGAGGCGCTGATTATTACGAACTAACTTACGACACTACAGAAAAGAATGTAGATGATCTTAAGTCTGATCTTATCTTAAAGATTAAAGCAAATGTTGGCGTATTAATTGCTCCTTCTGATTGGATGGTAATCAGGGCTACTGACGGTGGCTCTGCTATGCCAGAAGCATGGACAACGTATCGTAGCGAGGTTCGCACTCATGGCAACAGTCTTGAAAATGGCGTTGAAGCCTTTGCGTCTGTGCAGGCTGTAAAAAACTTCCAGAACCATGAGGCGCAGGAAGAGCGTTACGTTGTAGTTGAAAACGAAGACGGTTCTAAAAGTCCGGGTTCAGATACTGAAGTAATAAATATCGTTGTTGATAAAACATACTGGAATTGGCCCACCGCACCAGACGCAGTTGCAGACCCATATCACGTTAGGTACTTGTAATGGCTATCGCTTGGTCTAGCGAATCAGCCAATTGGAATACTGTTGCCTATAAATGGGATGACCAATTTGTATATCCAAGTGTAGCATCATTAACTTTATCTGGAAAAGTTCCTGTATCAACTACAGGAGTAATGATTTCACCAGATAAGGGAACACTGACGTTTACAACAACCGCTCCAGATGTAATTAAGTATTTACTTACCTATGTTCCGAGCGCAAGTCTTACCCTTACCGGAAAAGATTTAACAGCGACAACCGGACATATCATAACTCCCGCAGTTGGATCATTGACTGGTCTTAGTGTTGGATCATTATGGTCTGATACAAGTGCAACTTGGGCGGCTTATTCCGGCAATTGGGATGCAGGAACATCAAGCCCAACAGCAGGAGTTACATATACGTTTACGATTGATTCTGCTAATAACTTAGTTCTTACTCCATATGATCCAGAGTATCCAATAGAACGTGATCCTAAATTTATAGCAACTATAACTTTGATATAATGAGCGACATTAAAAAAGAAACTAAATTTAGTTGGTCTGATATGTGCTACAAAATAGATCCAACTTTAAGAGCCCCAGAAAAAGCATACGTTTTTGACAACGGAAACAAAGTGTTTTACAAATTTAGGCGAACATCAAATGGAAATAGAAAAAAATCTTAGTTTTATATCCCACGACCACACTGTTGCTAAAAATGTAGCAGAACATCTTGAAAAAAAATATCCCGGATGGATGTGGGCTGTAAATGTAATGGATGGTCTTGTTGTTGTAAAGTGCCTTCGTTTGTCTGGAAACTGGGGTTTTGTTCTTCATGAGGATAAAATTGATAATGATTATAAAGCGGTAACTCATGCAGGCGGAGAGATTTTGGAAAGATTTAGGCAAAAAACCGAATCATTCAAAAGAAGCGAAGATAATTACTCTGAACTGCATATGGATAATGTTGGAAGGTTAAATGGAGATTACAGTTAATGTCCTTATATAACCCAAAACCTCCATTGGAGGGATCTGACGCTCAGGTAATGATGTCGGATGAAGACGATACTCCAATTGAAAGCAAATGGGTTCGTATTGCTAGACAAATATATGAAGATTCTTCTGAGTATTTAGATGCTAACATTAGGCATCAATGGGAACGAAGTATATCTTTATTTAACAGCCAACATCCATCAGGATCTAAATACAACTCATCTTCTTACGAAAAACGATCTGCGTTTTTTAGGCCAAAAACAAGAACCGCAGTAAGAAATCTTCAGGCAGCAATGTCTGTTGCATTCTTTACAAATGAAGACGTTGTAAGCGTAGAACCTGTTAATCCAAATGATTCTTTAAATTCTGCTGCAGCAATTGTTTCTCAATCAGTAATGCAGTACAGGCTTACTAATACTATTCCTTGGTTTGAAACAATGACAGGCGCTTTGCAGGACGCTGCTGTTCAGGGTGTCTGTATCTCGCATCAATATTGGGATTTTGAAGAAAGCAAAGAATCATACATTGAGGTTGATAATAGAAATGAGCCTGTTATGGATCAAATGGGAAATCCAACAATAACAGAGCAAATAACTGCAGTTAAAGATAGGCCAATAATCGAGTTAATTTCTCCAGAAAATATTAGAATTGATCCCGCAGCAGAGTGGAATGACCCAATTAAATCCACCCCATACATTGTGCATTTAATTCCTATGTATTTGCAGGATATTAGGTCAAAAATTGAGTCTGGTGAGTGGCTTGAGTTGACAGACGAAGAACTTATATCTACATCTGATTACGACGAAACAGATAACTCTACTAGGTTAGCAAGGCTAGATCCTAGAATGGATCCGCAGGAAAATGAAACAAGTTCTAGCGAACTTCAAGATTTTTACATTGTTTGGGTTCATAAAAATATTGTCAAAGTAGAAGGAGTTGATTTTTGTTATTTTACAGCGGGGACAGAACACCTTTTAACGGAACCAAAACCTTTGAAAGAAATGTACCCTTGGCTTAGGGACGGAGAAAGACCTTATGTTATGGGGTGCGTTAATTTGGAAGCGCACAAAATTTATCCTGCAGGAACTGTAGAACTTACTCAAGAGTTACAGTCTGCCGCAAATGATATTTGGAACCAAAGATTTGATAACGTCAAATTGGCGATGAATAAAAGATATCATATCAGAAGGGACAGAAATATTGATCTTGACTCATTGTTTAGATCTGTTCCCGGCGGCGCAGTTGAGATGGATGACCCAGATAGCGATGTAAGAGTTATCGAAACTAGAGATGTAACAGGATCTGCTTATGCAGAACAAGATCGAATTAATATGGACTTCGATGAGTTGCAAGGAAACTTTTCAACTTCTACTGTTCAGGGTGCTAGAAATTTAAATGAAACCGTTGGGGGAATGAATCTTCTAGCGGGTAACAGCAGCACAATTGCTGAATATACATTAAGGACTTTTGCCGAAACTTGGGTAGAAAAAGTGTTAAAACAACTTTTACGCCTTGAGCAATATTATGAAACTGACGCAGTAATATTGGCTGTGGCGGGGCAGGCAGCAGAACAGCAGTTTGCAAGATTTAACATAGACGAACTTATGGATGAATTACTTAGGCAAGATGTTTTGTTAAAAGTTAATGTTGGAATGAATGCAACAGACCCATTAAGAAAGGTTCAAAACTTGCTTAATGGAATTAGATCTTTGGCAGAGTTGCCCGGAGTAATACAGGCAATAAACATTAATGAAGTAGTAAAAGAAGTATTCGGTCAACTTGGATACAAAGACGGATCTAGATTTATATCTTTTGATGAACAAACGTCTCCCGAAATTCAAGAACTGCAAGCACAACTTCAGCAATTGCAGCAACTGGTTGAAACTGACCAAATTAAAACTCAGGGCAGAATGCAGATTGAACAAGTTAAATCTGAAGGCGATAAAGAGGTTGCTCAGATTAAGGCTCAAACTGACATTCAGAAAGAACTTATTGCTCAACAGACTGACATTAGAGAAGCAGAAATTAAGCATCAAGACTCTATTACGAAGAGAGGAGAACTTCTTCTTCAAAAAGAGGCTTTGTTAAGCGAAATGAGCGATAAAGAAGTAGAAAGAGAATTAGAGTTGCAAGCATCCGGCAAAGCGGGAACAATAAAAAGAGGGCGTTATAATAAGGTTCCCTACGCAGTCGGATAATTATGAATGGAATATTACAACCCTAATGATTTAGATGCGGAAACTTTAATAAAAAGAGTTCGCATTTCATATCAAACTAAAGAATTTTTAAAAACTCCTACTGGACTGGCAATTTTTGATAGAGCCATAAAAGATTACCATAGCGGTATTAAGGCTCTTGAAAAGATGGCAGTTCAGCAGTGGGTAGGTTCTTCAGAAGAGGAACTTAAACGATACCGTGAAATATCGAATGGGATTGCTACCCCGCTAAAAGTCTTGTTTTGGCTAGATGGAATTCTAAATGACGGGCAAAATGCGGAAGCAATTTCTAAGTATAAAGATGCGGGAATTATATAAGGAAATTTAGATGAGTTCGGAAAATGCTACCCAATTGGATGCAGAAGAAAGTGTTGTTCAGGAAGAAGTTGCCCCTATTGAAGAAGATGTTCCTGCGAATGAAGAAGAAAATTCGCAAGAAGATTTTGATCTTTCACCTAGGGAAAAAGCGATAGAGGCACTTGTTGCTAAACGGCATGAGCAACTTGAAGAAGAATCTAATGTAGATTTATCTTTTGAAGAACAAGAAGTAGAAGAAGTAGAAGAAACTACCGAGACAGAATCTCAACATCAAAATCAACCTGTTTGGGAAGATAACGGTGTATGGTATACTTCTGTCAAAGTAGACGGTGAAGAGGTTTCAGTACCATTTGATGATCTAAAATCTTCTCACCAAAAAGATAAAGCCTCTCAAAAAAGATTTGAAGAGGCTGCTGCTTATGGCAGACAGGTGCAAGAGCGCGAAGCGCAATTGAATACCTATATACATAATTTGCAGCAAAAAGAAAATCAAGAAAAAAGCAATACTACCCAACAGGATGTAGAGCAAAAAGTAGAAGTAGCAAATGATCCTGAGTTAATTAAACAGTATCATGATGCTCTCTACGAAGATGATGCGGAGAAAGCCGCAGAGTTGTTTAAGGCTTTGACAAACACAGGGCGCACTACAAGTGCCACCCATAATGTAGATGAAGCCGTCGAAAGAGCCATGCAACGGTTCATGATGCAGCAGCAAGCGCAAAACCAGAAAGCGCAGCAGTATGCTTATCAAAAATCACTTGATGATGCAGTTAAGTGGTTTGATAATGAGTACCCAGATATTGCTAATAGCCCTGAATTGCGTTCTATAGCGGATAACAAAACTATCGGCCTTACCCAACAATTCCCGGATTGGTCACCAAAAGATATCCTAAAAGAGGCTGCTGAGTCAACACGACAATGGGCGAAAGAATCTCTTTCCCCAGAAAAAAATGAAAGGGCTACTCGCAAGAAAAAAATTGTGAAACAGCCTAGGCAAGCCTCAGCGTCTGCTCGTATTGGAGAGGATGAACCTGCACCACAAACATCGCAGGACATTATCGAAGAGATGAAAAGACAAAGAGGCCAAACTTTATAATTATTAGGAGGAAGTATTATGGCCGGACAAGTATGGTCAGTTAACACCTCCGGTGGTTATATGTATGCTTCTAACCTCAGCCGTCAACTGAGGATGGCAGTACAGCCTATTGTCAAATTTCGACAGTTCTGTGATGTCAAAGATGCGGCCCATCAGGGGCTTCATCGAGGAGATACATTCCATTGGAACGTGTTTAGCGATGTAGCAACTCAGGGAACTACCCTGACGGAAACCAACACAATCCCAGAGACCTCGTTCACGATTACTCAGGGAACGATGACGATTACCGAAGCAGGGAACTCTGTTCCTTGGACTGGTAAATTGGATGATCTTTCTGAGCAGCCTATTTCTGAAGTTATTCGCAAAGTGCTTAAAACTGACGCAAAGAAAGGCTTTGATAATCTTGCTGCAACTGAGTTTAACAAAACTCCTTTGCGTGTTGCCCCTACTGGCGGCAATGCTACGCAGGCAGTAACTCTGACTACTAACAGCACTTGTGCGATTACCAACAACATCGAACTTGGTAATCTCCACGTTAAGTCAATTGTAGATGTCATGAAGGAGCGCAATATCCCGGCTTATACTGGGGATGATTATTACGCTCTTGCTTGGCCTACGACTTTTCGTGCGCTGAAAGATGATCTGGAAGCGATCAAGCAGTATGTTGATCAGGGTTTCCGCATGATCATGAATGGTGAAATTGGGCGCTATGAAGGTGTTCGATTTGTTGAACAGACCCACAAAGCCAAAGGATCTATTGGAACCTATGGCGCTGCTTGGTCTAACAGCAAGTCAGATTGGTGCTTATTTTTTGGTGAAGACACCGTTGCCGAAGCAATTGCGGTTCCAGAAGAGATTCGCGGAAAAATTCCGGGGGACTACGGAAGGGATCGTGGGATTGCGTGGTATTATTTGGGTGGCTTTGGTATTGTTCACACGGATCAAGCGCAGGCGCGTATTGTGATGTGGGATAGCGCAGGCTAAGGAGGTATATTATGAGTTACAGCACACCTCGCGCATACATTTATCAAGATACGGTAGAAACCGATTTTGGCGCAGGCACTGGAACGGCTTGGAGTTTTAAAGGCCCTTCAGGAAAAAAAGGAATGTTGAAGAACGTCGGTTTGCATGTTACTGAAACATTTGCAGGCGACCAAGTAACCGGAAAGGTTTTGATTGGCACAAGTGCCGATCCTAACTATTACGGTCAACTGGAAGTTGCAGATGCTACGGCTGCTACCGACACCTACAACAACCAGAATGACTCAAATGCTGTTCTTATTGAGGCTCTTCCGGCTGATACGCAAATTGAAGTTACTTATATTCAGTGCGTTGATACTGGAACTGCTGCAGGTAAGGGTTACGCATACGCTGAAGTCGAGTGGTACTAGGAGGTAATTATGGCTAAAGATACTGCAAGTGGTAAAATGCCAGACAATGGTCTTACTGAAAAGTCTTCCTTCGCGGGAGACTCAACTTCTTCTCTTGCTTTAGATAGCAAAGGAAGTGATCAGAAGCCTATTGGTACGGTGAAAAAAAGCATTTCAACTTCTCACGGGAAGTTTGAGTTGCGTTAAAATGGCCTAGTGGCGGGAATACGGGGGAGGCTTGTCCTCCCCCATATTCTTATAGGAGGATTTATGTCCCTAAAGAGTATTAATGTAGTTTCGGCTTATATGTATGATGAGCCAACCTCTCCAAAAGAAGCATACGGGCATTCAGATGCGAGAGGTCGCGGATTTTTGTCCATGAACGAAATGTCTGACGAGCGATGCAAAGAGTATGCTCGCGCTCAAAAGCCATCGAACAACATGGTTAATGTTAACGGAAAGATGCTAGGATCTTGGAACTTAGAGTTTTAATTTGAAACTAATAAAACTGCCTCCCAAAGAATGGGACGAGTTAACCCCTGACGATGTAGGGGGTAGACGATCTGAAAAGACCGTATGTATTGTTAGATACGGAGGATTCGGAGACATGATACAAACATCATCGCTGTTCCCTCAGTTCAAAAAGAAGGGATACAGAGTTTGTGTCAATGTTACTGAAAGAGGATACGATGTAATTAAATCGGATCCAAACGTAGATGAGATACTGCTGCAAGCAACTGATCAAGTCCCTAATGATTGCTTGAATGAGTATTGGAGCAGATTAACTAAATGCTTTCATGATTTTATTCAGTTGTCAGAATCTATTGAAGGAGCATTATTAGTAATTCCAGACAGAACCGAAATCATACGGGGCAAACCTGTGTTGATAAAAGGAAGCCCAAGGTATAGTCTGAGCAAAGAAGAATTACATGAGCAATGTAATGTAAATTACATGGAAAGAACGCATGATCTAGCGGGTGTTCCTCATGAGTTTCTTCCAAAGTTTTACCCGACAAAGAAAGAAAAGAAGTGGGCAAGAAAAACAAAGGAAACAGAGATAGGCAGCAATAAAGTTGTTTTGTGGTCTTTGTCTGGATCTTCTTGTCACAAGGTATATCCTTGGACAGACGCCGTAATATCTGAGGTTTTGTCAAAAACAAAAAATGTTTCCTTTGTCACTATAGGAGACGCTCTTTGCCAGATGCTTGAGGGCGGATGGGAAGACGAGCCCAGAGTGTTAACAATGTCAGGCGAGTGGTCTATAAGAGAAACTCTTGCGTTTTTGGATCAATGTGACATTGTAGTTGGGCCTGAAACAGGCGTTCTAAATGCAGCATCTACATTAAATGCCCACAAAATTGTGATGCTTTCCCACTCATCGAAAGAAAATCTTTCTAAGCACTGGAAAAATACAACTACGCTAGAGCCAGAGCATTACGAAGATTTTTGTTTTCCATGTCACAAAATGCACTACGGTTTTGACACATGCAAAAGGGATGAGTACACCGGAGGCGCGATGTGTTCAGTAAACATAAACGCAAAAGAAATAATAACAGCCATATTGGATAATTCAAAATGAGTACATATTTAGAACTTTGCCAAGATATGGCAAGAGATGTAGGAATACCCGGAGACGGGCCTTCTAGCGTTACATCTACGTCTCTTTCTGAAGAGGAAAATGCTGTAGTTAGGTATATAAAAACTGCAGATCAGGATATTCAATCAAGATGGTTTGATTGGGATTATTTATGGTCTGAGGCAACCATAACAGCAAGTAGCGGAACTTCTACCTTGACAAGTTCAAATTCAGGATTTCCGTCTAGCCTAGGAAACTGGAGGCTCGATTCTTTTGTCTGGAATAAATCTTCTGACGATTACCAGATTTTAGAATATGTACCTTGGAATGAGTACAGAGAGGACTATAAGTACGGAACTATTGACTCAGATATACCGGAAGTATTTACCGTAAAGCCCGACAACACAATAGACCTTTACCCAACTCCAAATGCTTCTGTTGCTGTTTCTGCTGAGTATTGGTCTACGCCTACGCTGCTTTCTTCGGATAGCCAAGTTTCAGAAATTCCCGCAAGATTCCACAGAATAATTATTGCAAGAGCAAAAATGTTCTACGCAGAAAACGAAGACGCTCCAGAAATAATGGTTAGTTCTTTGTCTGAGTTTGAGGATCAGTTGGATAAACTTGAGGCAGACCAACTTCCAAGGCAGAAAAACAGGAGATTTTCTTCCGCTCAAGACTCCTTTAATTTTGTAGTTAGGCCGATATGAGCAAACTCAGGAACAGGGAAATTCGCCCTACAAGATTGTCTTCCACCTACTTTCCTTTTGAAGGTGGAGTCAACATGGTTGATCCATCCCTTTCTTTGCAGCCCGGAGAACTTGTTGCTGCTGATAATTTTGAGATTGACATTAGAGGAAGATACAGGCGAGTTGACGGGTATGAAAGGGCAGACGGGCAAACTTTGCCATCAGAAATTGTTTATTACAGAATACCCTTCACTCTAGGAACATCTAGAGATTCTGTTTTTAACAGCGCATACAGCACTGCTTTTGATATGCAAATTCCATCAACTGGAGACATCGTTAAGGGCGAAACAAGTGGGGCATTGGGATCAATACTTCAAGTTAGCATAGAAGATGTTACCGGAGATTCCGCATCAGGATCTTTTTCAGGATCAAATGCTGAGGGATACGTTTATTTTATAGTCACAAGCGGAACACTGCAAGATGGAGAAACCTTGCTATTTTTAAATAAAGACAGCGCTTTCGGTAGCGCATTTAATGTGGAGTATACATAATGGGAACACCTACAGCCTTAAGAAAAACTAGAGCAGTCCTTACAGGCACAAGTTTTGCTGATAATACTACAGGCGCAATTACAGCACAGATGTTACGTCAATATGTAGAGTCAGATATGGGAGGATATGCTTGTATAAACAATGCTGCAGGCGATGGCACTCCCGCTACACAGGCAATTGCAAACGGAACTACAGTAACAGTTGACTTTTCATTGGGATCTTCTGGATCAGATGTATCACAAGATACCGGAACCGTTTCTTCTACAACTGTTGGCGCTGATGCTGATTTTGCAAATGATCAAATAAGAATATACGACAAAGGCTTTTACTTTGTCTGCTGCAACCTGTGCATAAAGCAGGCCGCAACAGCAAACATTATTTGGACTGCTATGGTTTCTACTGACAATACCGGAGGAAGCGCAACGGATTCTCCTGCTTTGAAGGGAATCGAGTACATTACTAACGCTAATGATGTTGCTAACTTTAATATGAGCGGTATTATAGACTGCACTGGTCATACTACATATACTGATGTGTATGCAAGAATCAAACACAACAACGGAAGCAGTCAAAACATGCTACTTCAGTACGGTCAGTTATCCGTTCTTAGGATTGGTTAATGGGTCTTTACGCAACCTCGGTTGCCTTTGGCCCTCCGTCCATTAGAGACGCAGATGCAGATGCCAGTTTGGTCACAGAACTTAGGCAGAGAATTGAAGATCAAAGAAGCCTAATTACTGCTGTTCCGGGAGAAGGTTCGGTTCTTGGAGTTTGGGTGTACGAAGGATACATCTATGCTTTTAGGAACAAGTCTGGTAGCGCAACTGCAGGAATGTATAAATCATCTTCTACTGGATGGACTGAGGTTGATCTTGGAACAGCGCTCAATTTTGATGGCACTACTACCAACGGAGAACCCTCTCCGGGAAACACGGGAACTCCTACAACATTAACTGGCGCTACTAGCGGTGCTAGTGGAGATCTAATGGGAATCTCATACGGCGGCTTATGGGAGACTGGCGCATCAGGATCAATGGTTCTGACAAACATATCTGGCACTTTTGAAGATAACGAAGATATTAAAATGCCGTTGCTTGCGTTTGATACTGGAAGCAAAGAAATTTCAGCAGGGGACGCAATCGTTGGAGCATCCTCTGGTAGAACCGCAACAGTTACTAGCGTAACGATTACTTCTGGAAGTTATGCAGGATCTGATGCTGCAGGTTATATCTCAATTAAGAATAACAGCGGAACTTGGACAAATAACGAGGCGATTAATATTAAGGGTGTTCAACACGCTCTCGTAAATGGCGCTTCCGAACCTACAGCAGTCACCGTTGCAAAAGCAGACGGAACAACCTACGAGCAGACTATTGCTCCAAATGGCAAATACGAATTTATAAACTACAACTTTCGCGGAGAAGCGTCAGGCATCACGATGTATGGCGTTAACACGGTTGACAAAGGATTTTCTTGGGACGGAACAACCTTCATAAAAATTGTGACAGGTAACGAAACAGACACTCCAGAGCATGTTATAGCCCATACAAAACATCTTTTCTACTCGTTTCCAAATGGTTCAATTCAGCACTCAAGCATAGCAGCACCAAACCAGTGGAGTACGATAACTGGCGCTGCCGAACTCTCCGTTGGGGACACCGTTAGCGGGTTCTCTACAGAGATTAATGATGTGATGTCTATCTTTACCAAGAATGAGACATTCATGCTATACGGATCTTCTGCTGCTGACTGGAGCCTTAGAAGATTTCACCAAGGGTCTGGAGCGGTAGCGTACACCTTGCAGAAGATGGATCAAACATTTTTCTTGGATGACAGGGGAATAACATCAGTATATACAGTTCAGTATTTTGGTGACTTTCAATCCTCTGTCGCTTCTGACAAGATTGATCCTTACATGCAAAAGAAAAAGGACAACGCTATAGCGTCCTTAAGAGTAAGAGGGAAAAATCAATACAGGCTTTATTTTGATGATAAGACTGGAATTGAAATGACTTTTATCAATAAGAAGAACATGGGCGTAATGCCTTTTACGATGAGAGATCAAATTTTTTGCTGCGTATCTGCTGAAGATTCTGAAGGGTTTGAAGTGTTGTACGGTGGCTTTGATGATGGATACGTCAGAAAGTTAGACTCTGGAACAAGTTTTGATGGTCAGTCAGTTTCTTCATTCGTTAGAACCGCATACTATCATTACAATTCTCCAAACTCTAGAAAAAGGTTTAGGCAGATTGAGTTGGAGATCAACGCCGATACAGCGACAACATTAACCCTGACGCCAAGTTATGATTACGGAGGAACTTATTCTCCAAAAACATCTCCAGTATCTAACTCTTACGAAGTTGTTGTTACTGCAGATCAATGGAATGAAGAAGACATCAGCAACAAAAACACCGGAGTTACAGTTGTGGCCTCAGAAAGAGTCAGAATAAATGGAATTGGTGAAAACATGGGTTTAATCATTGCTAATGATTCTATTTATGACAAGCCTATAACCCTGCAGGGCGCAGTGGTTGAATTTACACCCAGAGGGGTTAGGAGATAGTTATGGCAAATGGCAACGGCGGCGGCGGAGATTATCGTGATGATCTGCGTAGAATGGAAGAATTAAAGAAAAGAGAAGATGATTTAAGGGCTGCAGGCTTTACCAAAAGAATTGTTTCAGGCGGGTCGGCTGATGGTGGTGGCGGAGACATGGAATGGTTTCACACTGGAAAAAAATTAGGCGCGGGAGCAATTGGAGCGGATGGAACAATGGCCTCCGCTGCAAAACCTGTTAGTCGCCCAATTGGTGTTCCTGCTGAAAAATGGGGAACACCTATAAAGGCTCCTACAAAGCCTGCTACAAAGACTACTACGACATTTACTTCGACACCTACCGCCGCGCCCTCAAGCACTACTGCTAGTAGCACTGCCGCACCCGCAAGTTCTACAACTACTTCTTCAGGATCCACTCAAACGACTACTAGCCAGTCTGACGCAACTTCAGACGCTGTTGTAAGGGCAGATACTCAGCCAGTGCAAATGGCAAATCTTACAAGTGAGATGGATCTGACAAACAAGTTAACAGAGATCATTAATACCAACAGCCCTCTGTTTAAGGCCGCTCAAACAAAGGCTTTGCAAGCAATGCAGGCAAGAGGAATAGTAAACAGTTCTTTGGCTCAAGAGGCGGTTATGCAGTCAATTCTTAATGTTGCTTTGCCTATAGCGCAAGAAGAGGTTCAAGCCCTTCAGCAAAACATGTACTATAATACAGATTGGACAAATAAAGATATACAGCAAGCAAATGATTACCAATATAACAGTATGCTTACCAAACTGCAAGGCAGAATAAATCAACAACTTCAAGAAATGGTTCAATCTTTTGCCGCTTGGGGAAAGTATGGCGATTGGATAACTCAAATTATTACTCAGCAGGGAGCGGATCAGGACGCTTGGAAAAGGATGCTTGACGCAATAAAAGGCGCAGGAGGGTGGCCGACTATTAGTCAATATACATGATAAGAGAAGCAAAATTTGAAGATATTTCCGGCATCATCGCAGTTGTAAAAGATGCTCACGAAAAATCTATATCCTCAAATGTTCCTTTAGATTCTAAAGTTTTAAGAAAGAATTTGCAAGTTTGCGTTCTTTCAAAGGAGCATTACGTCCTAGTGGTTGATCTGGGCGAATCTATTGAAGGCGCTTTTATAGGCGTTACCCACCAAATATGGTACTCAAGAAAAAAGCAGGCTGCTGATTTATTTTTCTACGTTACCGAAAAAGGAAAGGGGTGGGGAGCAAAGATGATGCGAAGGTTTATTACTTGGGCATCTGAAGATAATGGTGTAAAAGAAATTATGTTGGGTATCAATTCAGGAATAGGCGATCCTGAAAGAACTAGAAAACTTTATGAACGAATGGGCGCAATTAAAATTGGAGACAGTTTTGTATTGCCGAAGGAGTGATTTATGGGAAGCATTGTTAAATCAATTGGCAAGGCAATTAAAAAAGTAGGCAAAAGCATAAAAAAGATAGTAAAGAAAATTGGCCCTGCTTTGGTAGTTGCTGCTGCTGTCTACACAGGAGTCGCGTTGCTTGGAGCCGGTGGAATGGCGGGAGGAATTGGCAGTCTTTCTCCTACTAATTTTTCGGCAGGGTTGGGAAAGATTGGAAAGTTTTTTGGAATAGGAGCCGCCCCAACCGAACTAGGTACAGCCGGAAGTCTTGGGGGAACGGTAGATACAGGACTAACCGTTAGCGCTGCCGGAGAGGCTGTTACTGGTAATGTTGGTGTTGATGCGCTTGCAAATACATTTGGAGCAGGTGTGAACCCTCTAACAAGCACCGCTGATGCCTTTTCTGGAGTTTCTGCAGTTGGCTCAGCAGCAACTAACGCACTCTCATCCTCTAAATCACTTATTAGTGATCTTGTCTTTGCTTCAAATGGTGAAATGTCTACTGGTCAAGCCTTGGCATACATGGCTAAATTGAACTTGTTCAAGACAGGCGCTGATGTTGTTTTAGGTTTTTTCGACACCTCCGAACAAGATTTGCTAGAACAGAAACACAAGTATGACTTGGAGTTAATGGATAAACAAGCAGAGATAGAAATGAAAATGCAGGGTTCAGCACAGGCTCATGATGCTGCAATGCAAGAAGCAAGATATGCTTATGGCGCTCCCTCCGGTGGAGGATCTGGAACCTTCACCCACCCATCCCTTATGCCTGCCGGTTCTCAGCAAATGCAGAGAGCGTCTGCAGGACAAATGCAACTGGCTAATTTAGCAACCCAGTTCACTCCTCAACCTGCCCAACAATCTATTGGACAGCCTACCCTAGGAAGAGCAAGAACAAGAAATTTTGAAACTCCTGTTCCTTCCGCAGCATCTCCAAGACCCCCCGGATTACTAACACAAGCAGCAAGAAAGGAAATAGTCTAATGGCAGAGAAACCACAAGCAAGAGGAATGCCTATTCCTTCAGGAATGACTGTACCGCCAGAAGGATCTGCCGAAGATTCTGTTGCAATACAGCCAGACATGCAAGACAACATGGCTGAACCCACTAAAGATGAAGAGTTTCAGATTGATCAGGTTCTTGGAAACTTGATGGATTTTATCTGGGATGACGGATACGAGTCGATTGTAGAAAAACTTAGCCAGTCACCCCCTGACCAACTTTCTGAGTCAATTGGAATGACAGCGGGAAGAATGTTAGCAAGGGAGGTCAGTGCTGCGCAGTCCGGTGGCGTAAATGTGTCTCAAGACATTCTGCTTTCTATCGGTGCTGAGTTGGTTAACAACATTGCAGAGGTTGCCAAGAACGAAGGCTTGATCAAAAACATGAGCGAAAAACAGGAGCAGCAGTTGCAGGGAGAGGCTCTGATCTACGCTACTCAGCAGTTCGTTGATGACAGCCCGGAAGGAATTGATCCGTCAGGCCCTATGAGAATGGCTGCAAGCGCTCTTCGGGGAACTTATGATGGAGAAACCGAAATGCCAAGAATGGGCGTTCCCGCAGACATTGGCTCAATCTCTATTCAAGAAGGTTCATAGAAATGTCAGAAAGAATAAGAAATATCAGAGAGGCTCTCAGAGCAGGATTTAATACGCAGATTGGCATAGGGGAAAAGGCTTTAGGATTGGCAGAGCAGAGAGAATCTAGAAATTTCCAAATGGCGCTAGAAGCGCGAAGAGAAAGACTGGCGAGAGAAATGCAAACAGAGCGTCTTGAGTCTA